CCGTATCTTTGGGCGCGGGTCTTCTCTCGATCCTTACGTCGATCGTTACGAAGAAGTCCGATCAGTAGCGGTCGTACCTGCCCAAATACCGTAACGCTGGTTAGTCTCGATCGCGTACTCTAAACAGTCCGCCTTGATCGGGCAACTATTACAAAGACGCTTAGCCGTCGCGATCGCGATCTGCCGTACTTGATACTCGGGGAAGTCCTCGGGGAAGAAGATCTCGGGTTCTTGCTCGCAGGGAACACCGCCTGCCGATTGGATCTTCTTTAGGAATTTCCAATACCCCTGATCAAATTGTCGGAGACTCATAGTACGGTAAAGCTTATGAGTAAAAAGGAATCGATTGGGGTTTACGCCCCGAACAAAATAAACTGCGCTAACTTGCTCGGTGTCTTCGAGGACGGTACTTCGGAGTGGCACGAAGCCCGAGCAGACGGGATCGGCGGATCCGAAGTCTCCGCGATCCTTGGACTAAACGAATACGAATCTCCATACAGCCTATGGGCGAAGAAGGTTGGGGAAGTCCCGATCCTTCCCGTCGAGAATTGGAGCGTCCGATTCGGTAAGGCTTTCGAGGAACCGATCCTAAATCTTTGGGCGGAGGACAATCCCGACTATACGGTCTACCGTACGGGGACTTACGCGGACGGAGATCTCCCGTTTATGCGAGCTAACCCCGACGCCCTAGCCCAACACAAAGACGGGCATTGGATCGTAATCGAGATCAAGACGTCGCGCAATAGTTGGGTCGAGACTCCTGCGGGATACGAAGCCCAAGTAATGCATTATATGGATATCCTCGGGATCGATAAGGCGGTAATAGTCGCGGTCGCAGGTTGGAACTATTACGAGGACTGGATCGATTACGACGACTTTATAGCTCGCGCTCAGCGGGAAGCGATCGAGAAGTTCTGGAAGTACGTCGTCGATAACGAGCGACCTAGCTTCGACGGATCCGACGCGACGTACGAAACCGTAAGACGACGCCACCCCGAGATAGACGAAGATCTATCTATTGAGATCGACGGGATACACCACCTAGCGCATATCGCGGAGAAGTTCGATCAAGCCAAGGCGGATCTAAATCAAGCCAAGTCGGAAGTCCTCGACGTAATGGGTAAGGCTAAATACGCTTACTTTGAATACGAAGGCGAGAAACATATCGTTGCAACTAGACAGGCTCGAGGCGAGGGACTTCCTTACCTCGTTATCAAGAAGGGAAAGAGGTAATGCATATCGAGATAGGCGATTACATTCGCATACAAAAGGGTACGACTAACGTACGCGGACAAATTATGGGCTGGCGCGTCGATAGCGCAGGAGAGATCTCCGAGCTATTCGTAGACGGTTTTTACGTTGGTTTTGATATTGGCGAACCGCATTGGTTGATTATCGACGACGTCGAGGAGGAGGAAGAAGATGCCTAGGTTCAATCTAGACGACTACGAAACAGTAGCGGATCGTATTACGAGACTCCTCGAGGCTCACCCCGACGCGAGGATCGTAACCCAAGATCTAACTACCGAGCAAGATCGTACGTCCTCGATCTGGCGGATCAAGGCTTACGTCTACCTAACGGCGGGCGATCAAGCGGAAGATCTTCCCAAGGCAACGGGACACGCTTTCGAGATCGACGGTACGGGCGGAGCTAACGCTTACGCAGCTTACGAGAACTGCGAGACATCCGCGATCGGCCGGGCGATCTCTCACGCCTTACCCGGATTCTCGGGCGATAAGAAGGCGAGTGCCTCCGAAATGGCTAAGGTGAATAAAGGAATAACCCCTAAGCCCGCTCGGGATTGGTCTGCCGAAGCGAAGAAGATCAACGACGTAACCAAGCTTCGAGAGTTTTACCTCGAGGCTAAGAAGGCTAAAGTCTCGCAGGAGATCCTTACCGAGATTAGCTTTAGGGCGGACGAGCTAGAGTGACGCCCCAAGATCTCGCTAGGCAATTAGCCGAGCTTACACAAGAGAACTATCGCGGGGTAACCGCCGTCTTCGAGGCGGAGAAGAAGCTCGCGGAAGCCGAATACAAACTAGACGGGATCGAGGCTAAGTCTTTCCTAAAGGCTACGGGTAACGTCGCCGAGCGGACGGCGCAGAGTCGCCTAAGCTCGGCAGACGCCCGCCTCGAGCGCGATCTAGCTAAAGCGGAATTCAATCGAGTAAAGCTAAAGCTAAAGGCGATCGAGTCCGCGCTTATGGCGTCCGCTACCCAAGCGAAGCTATTGGCGGTAGAGTCGCGTGTGTGAAACCCGCGCTACTAAAGAAGCTTAGATCTAGGGATCTTTGGTGTTGGCACTGCGGTCAGGAAGAAGATCTTGTACCGCACCACCGCAAGAATCGCGGTATGGGTGGGGCTAAATCTAACGCGAGTTTGCTAAATGATCCTCGAAATATTATTCTCGTTTGCGCGAGGTATAACGGACTAATGGAGAGTAGCTCCTCTACGGCGCGAGAAGCCCGCGAGAAGCGACACAAGATTAGATCGGTATACGAACTAGACGAACCCGTCTACGACGCGTCTACGGGCGTTTACTACGTACTAACAGAAAAAGGAACTAAAGAGATTGCCACTCATAAGGGGAACCCACTACTTCGATAACCACTTTACGCAAGTCCCGAACCATTGGATCCGCGATAATCGGATCTCGTTCAAGGCTCGAGGGATCCTAATGTTGATCCTAAGCAACGATCCCGGGTTTACGTTATCGATCCGAAGGATCGCCGATCAAGCCAAAGAAGGTAAAGACGCGATCCGATCCGCGATCAAAGAACTAGAGTTTTACGATTACCTAGTCCGAGAAGATCAGGATCATACGGGCGAAACAATTTGGCGGACTCACGATCCCGATCGTGCGGAAAATCCGCCCACCCCGGTAGGAAAATCCGCCCACCCCCGGTCGGATAATCCGCACACAAAGAATACTAATAAGAATAACAATAAGAATATATATCCGCAGTTCGATGAATTTTGGAAGGAGTATCCCAAGAAGCGAGACAAGGGCGCAGCGTACAAAGCCTTCCAATCCGCCCTAAGCCGAGCTAAGTTCGAGGAGATCCTTGCGGGAGTTATTCGCTATAAAGACGATCCGACTCGGAAGCCCGAGTATACGAAGTACCCCGCTAGCTGGCTCAACGCTGACGCTTGGGAAAACGACTACGAGTCCTCGAGGGATTCGGAGTCTCGTAAACGTATGGAGCGCGAGCGGGAGCTAACAAGACAATTCCTCGAAGCCGAGCGCAAGATCGCGGAGCAAGTTCCCAAGGAGATTCCCCGTTGCGAACACGACTCGAACCCCGCGCTATGCAAGATCTGTCTAAAGAAGCTAAGCTGAATTCGTGCCAGAAGTTTTATGCGAGCGTTGCGGGTTCAAGTGGCAGATCTTATCTACCCGTAAACCGAATACCCTATGCGCCTCGTGTCGAGCTAGACGGGTACAAACGGTACAAGGTGTCCAAGGCAAATGTTACCCTTGGCACGGACACTACGCCCCGGATTTCGTTACCCCGATCTCCGAGGACGGAGCGCCCGTAATACTAGGTCGAAGATTGTGCGGGAACCTAGACTGCGTAAATCCCGCGCACGTAGAAGAAAAGGAAGCTAATGGCTGAAGTAATAATCTCCGAAGCGGAAGTAATCCGCGAGATCCCGAACTACGGATTCGTCGTCGCCGAGTCGCGTCGCGATCGTAACGGCGAGGAGCGTAAGTCCTATTACACCGTCTGGACGGAGGAGCGCGTCGAGATCGGAGAGAAGATCTCCGTTCGCGGTCTACTCTCGGTAAAGCTAGACGAATATACAAACCGCGAGGGTCAGAAGAAGCAAACCGCCCAAGCCTCGATAAACAATCCCAAGATCAAGAAGTCAGACGACGTATTCTAATGAGCTCGAAAATAACTTACGGGCTTGCGATCTTTATTGGATCGCTCCTGATCTACCTCGGAATTCAAGCGGAGCCGATCTCGGGGACTCTCGGGATTGTCCTTGGTAGTTTGTTCTTGCTTGCTACCATTGTCGGGTGGACGAAATCACGATCAGAATAGACGGCTTGCCTGCACCGCAAGGATCTAAGAAGGTTATTCACGGTCGCCTTATTGAAGCTTCGGGACAGAAGCTCAAGATCTGGCGCAGGGCAATCGCAGACGCTTGTCAGGCTAATGCGGGCAAGGATCTAGTCCTAGGGCCAGTCGGGGTCGAGGTGGAGTTTTATTTACCTCGCCCCGCCTCGGTTCGCCAAGCTAAGCGTCCGCTCCCGATCGTCCCACCTGATCTCGATAAACTGCTTCGCGGTCTACTGGACGGAATCGGTCAGAGTGGTGTAGTCTGGGGGGACGACTCCCAAGTTGTTCGGATCTCCGCAACGAAGAAGTACGCGGACGAGGTCGATCCGGGAGCTTGGGTTCGTATAGAGGCGATCCTTTAGTCGTTTCTTTCCTTTCTGTGTTGAAAGCCCCGGTCTTCGGATCGGGGTTTTCTTTTGCTTACTGGACTTAGATCCGCGAGCGCGTTACCCTAACCCCAAAGGAAAGATAATGAGCTTAGGCGACGACTACAAGATCGAGCGGATCGGCTATCAACTAGCAACCGAGACGGTAATCCGCGAACACTACCTACACCGTAAAGCCCCGATCTCGTTCGCTTTCGGTATGTTTGATCAACGGGAAACTTTGGTCGGGGTCGTAACGTACGGAGTCCCCGCGTCGAGTACCTTACTAAGAGGAGTTTGCGGAGACGAAGAAGCTAAGAACGTCTACGAGCTGAACCGTCTTTGGTTAGACGACTCGGTTCCTCGCAACGGGGAAAGCTTCCTTATCGCTAATACGATCAAGCTCCTAGATCGGGAGATCGTAATCTCGTACGCCGATACCGCTCAGGAACACGTCGGGATCGTTTACCAAGCCTCTAATTGGATCTATACGGGACTAAGCGCGAAGTTCAAAGATCCCAAGATCAAGGGTCTAGAGAATCAACACCACGCGACGTACGCTAACGGGCTTACTAACAAGCAGGTAATCGAGAAGTTCGGAGATCGCGTCTATTGGATCGATCGTCCAAGGAAGCACCGTTACGTTTATTTCAACGCGAGCAAGACTCGCAAGAAGATCCTTAGATCAAAACTTCGATATCCCGTCCTCCCGTACCCAAAATAACGTAATGTAACGGTTTCATAACAAGCCTGAAATTGTGTAGATTCGGCTCGACTTTGCCCGTAGATTTATATCAACACAAAGGAAAGGAGCCAACCAAATGGCTACAATCAACCAACTAAAGAAGATCTACAACGACACCGAGAAGTTCGAGGCACTTACCTCTACCGAGCTAGCAGAGTTCTCGGGCTTCCTAAAAGCCGAGGAGCAGATCGGACGAGAGGCAGTAAAGAGGCTTTTCCACTCCGTAGAGTACGCCTTGCAGTCGGCGTCTTACGGAATCTTTGCAGAGTTCAGCCAAGATCTAGCAGACGCTTCCGCAGAGTTCGCACTTGTTAGCGCGCTAAACCGTCAGTACGAAATCCGTTACAACAAGGTCTACCACGAGACTTACGGCGTATACCCAAGTCAGGCAGTAGGGGTCGGAGCTTAGGCTCCGATCCCTCGGGAGGATCTAATGAATTATCAAGACGTAGTAATGATGTGTACCGCTCAGCGGTTGATCGTCGCCGAGAAGTTCCTAGCGGGCGACATAACTAATTCCGAATTCCAACGCGAGATGATCGCGATCGCAACCCGCGAGGGACGCCTAATCGTAGAGAAGGTGAAGAATTGAATATCTGGTACAAGATCCGACGCCCGATCGGGTATCTACTTTTTACGGCGATCTTTTATTTCGCCTTGATCGTAATCCACGCGATCCCCTACTTGATCACCGACGTAATCCTCGGACTATAAGGAGAAGAAAATGAGGAACCAGCCAATAGCAGAACACAGCCAAAAGGATCTAGCCGAAATGCAACCGATCCTAGACAACCTGTCCAAGATCTACGATCTCGGAGATCAAGACGAATGTTCTTGGAAGCACCTCGGACACGGGGTCGCCTCGATCCTTGCTTACGGGACTTGGCGGGAGATGATCGATTACACCGTCCCAAACGACGACGGATCCTTCCAAGACGACGAAGATCTCAAGCGCGAGCTTCGGTATCTTTGGAACTCCGTCGAGGCGGATATCGAGGTCTACGGGGTACAGAAGTTCGTAGATCGGGCTTACCTACTTAGCAACTTCCTAAAGTTTCTATACGTAGACGCAACGTATAGAGAGTCTTGGCTTCCTTACCGCGAGGCAATCGAAGCTAAGGGAATCAAAATCAAAGGAGATAAATAATGCCAACAGCAAGAAGGACGGATCCGGAGACTAGCCACCTTGCAGCGGAATCGGTTAGCAACCTTACCGAAACCAAGCAAGCGATTCTTAGGATCCTAAAAACCAAACCGCTAAACGACGATCAGATCTATCAGATCTTCTTCCAAGGAGCGGAACACGGTTACTGGAAACACGCCTCGGTATCGGGAGTTAGATCTCGACGCGCCGAGCTAGTCCGCGAGGGCTTGATCAAGCAAGTAGATCGAACCGAGACTCGCTTCGGTCGTAAGTGCTACGTCTGGGGTCTAGCGTGAACGATAAGGATCTCAAGATGATCGACTTTGATTACGGTAAAGATTACGGTTGGAACGAGGCAATCGATCAAATCCGTAATTTTTATTGGTCGATCAAGGCGGAAGGCGATCCGATCAAGATCCGCACCCTAGAAGAACTACTAAAACACCTATCGAAAGGAAACTAATGCAATACAAGACAATAATCGACTCGATCGTAAGATCAGTCGCGCCAAATACGATTATCCGAGCCGAGCAAGAGGCTTACGACTTAGGTAGACGCAACGGAGTAATCGCTGAACGAAGAAGTATTCAGAAGCGAATTAGCGCGTACTCGCTAAAGGACTTTTCCAACCAAACGCTTAGACTTGGTTACGACTACGGCGTAGCGGTTGCTCTAGGAGAGATCCCGTCGGAAAAGGAGAAGATCTAATGCAAGTAACGGTTTATACGACGCCTTCCTGCGTACAGTGCAAGCAAACGAAGAAGTATTTCGATAAGTTGGGCGTACCTTACGACGCTATCGATCTAACCCAACACCCCGAGCTAGCCGATCAGTTCAAGGATCTAGGTTTACTCCAAGCTCCGATCGTAGTCGCAGGTAGCGGGGTAGACGTTACCCGTTGGAGCGGTTTCCGCCTCGAGAAAATCAAGAAGGTGGCTAATGCCTATAACGTCGAGTCGAAGTAAGAAGTTTATTCGAGCTTACCAACAGCTAAGCTCAGCCGTCGCGCTCCTAGAGGATCAGAACCTCGAGTGGAGTAGCGATTTCGAGGCTATTCGCGAACCGCTCGCTAAATGGCTTCGATACCAAACTCCAATGGGTGACTACGCAACGCCTTACGCCTTGGAGATCGCAGATAGACTGACCGAAGAAGAATTCGATCTAACAATCTAAGGAATTATGCTCGAAGATCTAGTAGCGCCGAAGAAACCGAAGTGTAAAGTCGGTCGGATCCGCGATGGCTTGGAATCAAGCGATCGCAAGATCCTCGACGACGCCCTAGCTAACCCCGACTGGTCAAGCTTCCAACTTGCTAGGGAGCTTACCCGTCGCGGGCTAAGTGTTTCACGTGAAACCTTGGTACAACACCGACAGGGATCTTGTAATTGCTAGAGAATCTAGAACCAGCGAAGAAGATCGTCGCTCCTCCTAATTTCCGCCCGGGAGTCGAGTTCGACGGAACCGAAGGTACGGCTACTACGCCGGGATACGCCTCGGAACCCGAGAACTTCGACGAATTCCTAGTTAGCGCGGGCTTAGATCCCGAGGAGATCGACGTTATTCCCCCGATCCGTACTTCGAGGTGGCAACAGCGCGAGGGAGGCGACTGGCTAACTAGCTATCGGTTTACCTTTCGCCGTAAGACGGCTAACCTCGACTATCCGCTCCTAGTCCAAGAAGCTAGGAAGAAGATCAAGCTAAAGCCGATCGCGAAGCCCAAGGATCGCGCCCTCGTTATCGGTTGGTCGGATCT